TAGGTCAATACGCATTTTCTCACCCTCAGAGAACGAAGCATAAGAGAACCGTTCGTGGATAGGTGATACTACAGTCTCATTAAACTCCTCATCAAGGTTGAAGTTGATGTAGAACTCCATCATTTGTAAGTATTTATTGACGTGCTTATTAATGAGTGGAATATACTTTTTAATAATGCTGGTCTTAACACCACCATCTTTAAGTAACTCGGAAACAAACTGATGGTTGCTCATCTCTTCTTTTAAGTTACTGATGCCATCACTACTCTCCTTTAGTTTAGAAACCATATTCTTCAACTCAGCTTTTGAATCAGTCTGGCTATTGATAGAGTCTCTAATACTCTCAATCTCACCTTCAAGACGAGTGATACTCTTCTCAAAGTTAATGCTATTGATGTTGTTAGTGGATACTTTCTTGTTTAGAGCTAGGAGTTCTTTAGACGCTTCGGTAAACTCATTCTCCCTCGCTTCCTCAGCAGCAATGGTTTCTTCTAACTCCTTGAAACCTTTCTTTAGTTTCTTAGCATCCTTGGTAAGCTCATCAATCTTCTTGAACTTTAGGTCCTCATCAATATCTTGAGTGCAGGTAGGGCAGCTAGTATTGTCACTAAAGAACTTATGGTTCTTTGTGAGTGTGGAGATCTTTTGCTGGATCTTACCACGTAGACCACCAAGCTTACGGAGCTTATCACCTGCATCATTGAGTTCTTCTAACCTAGCTGTCAGTGCTTCTATCTCTGTAAGTACTTCAATGTTCTCCTGACTTAGTTCATTCTTACTGAACATCTTGGTCTTAATATCTTCACGCTTCTCGTCAATATGCTCCTCACCACGCTTAGTTACGTCTTCAATGAAACGTGCTTGCATCTCAGCTTTCTCTTTGAGAGATGTCTTCTTTAGTTCTAGGAGCTTCAGGTCATCACGAATAACACGCATCTTATCGCGAAGAATACCAGCCATAGTGCTGAATACTCTGATGTCTAGTAGGTCTTCAATAACGTCCCTACGGTGAGCAGCAGGAAGCTGCATAAATGGAACGAATGTGCTACTACCCAAGATAACGATCTGGGTGAATGACTTATAGTTTACCTTTAGGATATTATCTTCTAGTGTGACTTGGTTGTCTCTATCATCACCTCTCTTATCGAGAAGCTTTCCGTCAACCTCAATGTCAAATACGTTAGGCTTAATACCGCGCCTAACCATATACTCACGGTTATTATTACTAAACTCAATTTCGACAAGACAGTTCTTTTCAGTTACACTATTTACTAACTGAGGCTTGTTAATCTTACGAAATGGCTTATTAAACAACACAAACGTCAGAGCATCCAAGATGGTAGACTTGCCAGCACCATTAGTGCCGATGATGAGGTTTGTGTTGTTGGCAAGAAAGTTAATCTCTGTGAAACTATCACCAGAGGATAAGAAGTTCTTATACCGTAGTTTCTTAAAGATTAGCATATCAAGGTGGTGGGATGAATAGGTCGTCTGGATTCACATAGATGTACCCGTAGCCTTTAGAGGCAAGTATTTCGAGCACTTTATCAAGAGGGACTTCGGTAACAGACAGGTTTATATCCTCTCCTACCACGTAGGAGTCGTCTTCCTCCATCATTATAACATACCTTTCTGCGTCTTCCTCTTCCTGAAATATTAAGACATTACGAACCCCTGCCGACCTTATTGAGTAAACGTCGAAGGCGGCAGCATCTTTAGATGTAAGGATGTAACAAATGTCTTTCATATTTCACAAGCTTCCATATAGACTTGGGAAATGAGTGACTTGACTGCTTCTTTCTCAAGAGCACTCTCCTCAAACTCGGCTTCATCAACGTATCTGTTGAGGATAGATAAGGTATTCTCATCAATGTCGTTGACGTCAAAGTCATCAGACTCTTGTACGTTAAAGTTCTCGACGACCTTTAAGTCAATGAGTCCCACGTTGAATAGCTTGTCTAGGAACTTATCAAAGTCCTTCTGCTTGCTCTTCTTACGTACAACTACCTTGACGATCTTGTCACGATACTTAGTAGCATTGAATGTCTGATGCTTGGTATCTTCATAATAGACAACCTCAAACAGCGTGAATGGGTTGTTTACATACTCAATCTCACCAGTCTCAGTATCAAATAGGACGAAACCACGAGTATCATCAACGTCATTCCAGAACATTTCATATGGATTTCCCATATAGTAGATGCGTCCGTCATCTGAACGTGTGTGAAAATGACCCGATAACACCTTGTCAAACTTGGAGAATACATCAGGACCCACTAGTCCCTTACCATCTTCCATCTTATGACCACGGTAAGCATAGAACCCACTGAGTTCTAGGTGACCCATAGCATACTTTGACTCAGACAGCTCGATCTTACGTAGTGTATCTTCGATGTTTCCTTCACATATCCAAGGAAGCATAAGGATAGACGTACCATCTACAGTGATCTCAAGTGGATCAGAGTAGGTATGGATGTTCGTATAGTCCTCTAGTAGGAGGTCTGGTGAGTTAGTCTTGTTAGTAGACTTGTAATAACAGTCGTGGTTTCCCACTACCATATGCACGTCGTAGTCCTTCATTGGGTCAAAGACCACTCGCTTAGCCCACTGTAGTGAGTTATACTCAATGGACTTACGGCTATCGAAGGCATCACCAAGGTGGAGGATGGTCTCTACACCACGCTCCTTAAGCGTAGGGAAGAATACCTCGGAATAGAACTTCTCGAAGTACTCGTGTAGATACCCGGCACCTTTCCTCGCACCGTAGTGTGTATCAGTGATAATGGCTACTAAACTCATGAGTTAAGCTTACTGATAATGTTCTCTCGGATCGCATTATAGTCGGTTCTGTACTCGTTTGTCAAGTTGGTGTCACTGGTCATCAGGGCTTCAAAGCCTGTCTTCTCAACGATCTTGGTCTTAATGTCTAGCTGACGCTTCTCTCGCTGAATACGACGTAGGAAAGCGTAGTGAATGATCTGGGTGAAATAAGCAAAGGGGTTCCTAGACTTCTCTGGGTTGAAGTTATGGATGTACTGAATACAGTTCTCGATACCATCAGAAATCATATCTTCACGGAACATATAGTTCACGAAGTTAGGCTTATAGCTTAGATGGGTAGCAATCTTTAGAAAGCAGGAGCCAATATAGTTAGTGATACGGGGCTTAGGCTCATCTCTAGATGCGGCTAAGTCTACGTTCTCTCTATACTCGATTAGAGCCTCAAGAAACTCTTTGTTATTTACGTAATGTTCGGATTTAGCTCTAGGCATTTCATTTACTGTAAATATTAATGTCTGTATTATAGCACGAAACCCAACAAACTGCCATATACTTGACAGGATGCTGGATTATGTGTACAATAGCCTTGTGGCGGTCAAAAGGACTACTAAGTAATTAACTACTGAATGTCACTAGGACGTTCATTAGAGTCAATATCCTTGTAGAGCTTCTCTAGTAATTCCCTAGAGCCTTCGACTGAACCCAAGTACCCTTCTGTGTCTGGTTTAGTTTCCTCAATAGAAGAAGCTAGTATGTGGTGAAAGTATCTGGTGTAGTCTGCCCTTAGATCTGTGTCGTCGATCTTGGAGATACCCATTATCTTTCCTAAATCAATCTCGTGTTCACGAGTAGATGAAAATAAGAACCAAGGTGTTAACTTATAGTTCTTTTTAGTTTTTCTTCTACCATCGACGTACTCCACCTTAAGTGGGTCCCTAATGAGAATGGTGCTGTAGTGATCGCTATCGATAATATCGAGGACATAGCAAATAATTTCTTCACCTGAGATGAGTTTAATAGCTGCTAGTTTTACCTCGGTCATAGACTCTACCGTAAGTTGACGTTAATGATGTCATAGTTAAACTTCTCTTCGTTATAGACCTTGATACGTTCTATCAAATGGTTGAGAGTGTAGTTCTTTCTACCATTCTTAGTAGTATCATCAGCAATGTCATACAACATAGCTTTGGTTTTGTTGTTTCCCTTCCTAAGTACACGACCAATACTCTGAAGATTTCTCACACGAGACTTGGATGGAGAAGCGAAGATAACATTGTGTAAGTTCTTAATGTTAATACCTGTACTGAACACACCATAAGAAGCAATGATGATAGCATCGCTTTCTCTTTCAGTGATCTCTCGTACAAGTTCTCTTTGTTCAACTTCAACACCACCGTGTACAAAGAATACGTGGCGGTTCTCACTTGCTTTACTATTTATAATATCGTAAAGTAATTTTCCATGATTCTCCACCCTAGTGAATAAAATCAACGTATTTCCTTTAGCATCTAATGCTAGATTGCTGATAAACTTGTTTCTTTTCTCATGACCAATGAGATATTGAATCTCATCCTCATACTTATTAAAGGTTTGTTCGTCATGTTTTAATAAGAGAACTTTTATATCAAGCTTAGCCACGTGACCAGCTTCCATTAGCTCCTTTGTTCTAATAGTGCTATAAGCAGGACCAAATAAACCTTCTAATACAAGCTTGTTAGTTTCAGTACCATCAAGTGTACCTGTAAAACCAAAGCGATATTTAGCATCACATAGCTTAGTCATAATACTGACTAGACTCTTGGACTTGAAGTTGTGTGCTTCATCTCCAATGACTACGTTGTACTTTTGGAAGAATGGTTTGGGTAGTTTGTAGATAGACTGCCAAGTAGTAATAGTTACTTGCTTATCTGTCTGTAGTTCTTTACCACCATATATTTTATGACAGTATGAACCAACGTCGAAACCATACTCTTCAAAGTCCTTGTACATCTGCTCTACAAGAGAAGTGGTGGGGACAACAATGAGGATGTTTTCGTCACGTTGAGAATAATACGCCACAAGGGCATATATCATCAGAGACTTACCTGATGCTGTTGGAGAAACAATAAGCTTTCTGTTATTCTTCAATGCCTCATAAATTCCATGAAGCTGGTAGTCCCTTGGCTTAAATGATGTAATAGACTTTACCCAGTCAACTACACCAGCAGGACTAATAGACTCGTTCTGTTCGTATGGAGTACCATAGAACTTATTATCCTGGAACTTATACGAGTACCCATACTGCTCACAGAAAGCAACAACTCGATCTAGTAAGCCTACGTAGATCTGCTTCGTCTGTGGGGAGAATAGGTTAATGACTCCATCCCAATGCCGCTTACGGAATGATGGGTGGAACTTAGCCCCTGGTACTTCAAAAGAAAATGCATCACGAAGTTCATACTGAATGTGTGGTTCACATTCTATATGTAGATACACCTCGTTCTTTTTGCTGATTAT